TAAGGCATTGCAAATAATAGGGGATAGGCAATGACACCAACCCAAACCACATACAACGACATCATGCAACGCGCTGCCACGCTATGCGATATGGACGTCTACGAAGCCCACAACGGCAAGACCCATAACGCAGCCCGTGCCCGTCGCATTGCCTGGTTTGTGCTAAATGAGCACCTCGGATGGCCACGTAGGGTGATCGCTCGACATTGCAAGTGGAATCGCATTACAGTCACGATGGGCATCGAAGTCGTAGCTGATCTCCCGTCGCAGTCTGACGAAGGTCAGATAATCCAAGCCCTGATAAAATCCCTACATGGTTAGGTTTTCATTTGGATGTTACGGTAGGTTTGTGTATTGACTAACGAGGGCAAAATGCCGGGCGGAAGACCACGTGAGTACAACTGGGAACGAATACAGCCGTTGATGGCCGAAGCCGTTGACCGGGGTATGTACATTGAACAGCTGGCAACTCACCTCGGAATCCATGACGAAACCGTGCGCGAATGGGAGAAGATTTACCCCGAGTTTTCCGCCGCGGTTAAAGATGTGCGCCTCGCTTGCAAGCATCGTATCGCCTCACTCCTCGACGACCACGCCACGGGCAATATCGAAAAGGGCAACGGCTCAGTCGCAATCTTCATTGCCAAGAACGTACTCGGCTGGCGGGATCGCCAGGAGGTCGAACAGACTGTCAAGGGCGAACAATCTATCACTGTAACCATTGGCGGGGCACGTCAGGACGAAGACGATGCCGAAACGCATTGACCTCAGGTTTGAACTGCATTCGGGCCAGCAAACCGTATGGGGTGGGCGCAGGCGTTTTAACGTCGTAAACTGCGGACGTCGGTGGGGCAAGACAGTGCTGGCCGAAGCGGCATTAGGTGACATGATCACCACCGGCAAGCCTGCGGCGTACTTCGCCCCGACTTACAAGATGCTGATGGAGGTCTGGCGAACGATCAAACGCGACTTCCGAGACGTCATAGCAGAGACCAATGAGTCAGAGAAGCGCATCACGTACATCAATGGCGGTCAGCTCGACATGTGGTCTCTGGACAACTTCGACGCGGTGCGGGGTAGGAAGTACGGTCGGGTGATCATTGACGAAGCTGCCATGGTTCCCAACTTGGAAGAAGCCTGGACGATGGCCATACGTCCAACGCTATCCGACTATCGGGGCGATGCATGGTTCTTCTCGACACCGAAGGGCCGTAACTACTTTCATCATCTTTCAGAACGTGCTAAGACAGATGAGGTGTGGTCGTACTGGCAGATGCCCACATCTGCTAACCCGTTCATAGCCGCCGACGAAATCGAGGCGGCACGTACTGAGTTACCGTCTACGGTGTTTGCTCAGGAATACCTCGCAGAGTTTATCGACGTTCAAGGGGCTCTCATCAAACGTGAGATGATTACCTACCTTGATGCCGGGCAAGTGCCCTCAGGGCTGCGTATCGGCATGGGCGTTGACTTGGCTATCTCCAAATCCGAAACCGCCGACTACTCAGCCATCGCCGTGATCGGCTATGACAAGGACTCCGGCCGTCGATACGTGCTGGACATCTGGCGTGGTAAGGAGGGCTTTCACGAGATCGTGAACACAATACGCAGCATGGCCGCGAAGTGGTCTCCACAGCGCATCAACATCGAGGCGGTGCAATACCAGGTCGCTGTTGTGCAGGAGCTTTTACGCAAGACATCCCTACCCGTGCGCGCCGTCAAACCAGAGCGCGACAAGGTGACACGCTTTCAGGGGCTCCACGCCAGATACGAACAACTGCTTGTCTCTCATGTTCGCGGTCTGACTCCTGAGTTCGAACGTGAACTGCTTTCATTCCCTGAGGGTGACCATGACGATATGGTGGACGCCCTTGTTTACGCCGAGCTCGCTGCGGTTAAGTCCGTGGGGGCCGGTGCTGTATTGCTATGAGCTTCGACATCCACCACAGCGAATGCGTGGCGTTCATGCGCACGTTACCTGATAACTCCATCCACGCGATCGTCACCGACCCGCCCTATGGCCTGTCGTTCATGGGCAAGCGTTGGGACTACGATGTACCGAGCGAAGACGTCTGGCGTGAATGCCTGCGGGTTCTGAAACCCGGTGGTCACTTGCTGGCGTTTGCCGGAACGCGGACGCAGCACCGTATGGCCGTGCGCATCGAGGACGCGGGTTTTGAGATACGGGATATGATCGCTTGGGTGTATGGCAGCGGGTTCCCGAAGTCGCACGACGTCAGCAAAGCGATTGATAAGACCGCAGGTGCGGAGCGGGAGGTGGTGGACATTGCCACCAATGGCGTAGGCTCACCAGGGTTTGAGGCGAAGGAGAGGGGTTCTGTAAAGCCTGCCGGGGTACGCGATGCGATCTTCCCCATCACCGCCCCCGCCACCGACGCCGCCAAACAGTGGCAAGGCTGGGGAACCGCCCTCAAACCTGCGCTGGAGCCGATCACCGTGGCACGTAAGCCGTTCACGGGAACGGTAGCGGCGAACGTGTTGGAGCATGGCACGGGTGCGATCAATGTGGATGGGTGCAGGGTGGAATACGGGTCTGATAAGGAGTTGGCAGACCGCATCAGCCGCACGGGCTACACGCAATCAAAGCCCCGAGAATACGACAACCCGGTCAAGTATGCACCCGGCAATGTTGGCACCGTCAACACCGCCGGCCGCTTCCCCGCCAACCTTATCCACGACGGGAGTGATGAGGTGGTGGGGTTGTTTCCGGAGACGGGGCCAAGCACAACTCACAATCGCGGCCGCAAAATGAGCGGTTGGATAAACCCAGTTGATGGCTCAGAGAGTGTACGCGGATTAACCGACTCCGGCTCCGCCGCCCGCTTCTTCTACTGCGCTAAGGCTCCCAAGCGAGACAGGGATGAGGGGTGCGAGGGGATGGAGGCGAAGCAGACTCACAACAGAAAGCCAGAGGGACAAAGCACTTTTGAAAGAAGCGAGCGCAAGCCTTCGGCCAACCACCACCCCACGGTCAAACCTACCGACCTGATGCGTTACCTCTGCAGACTGGTAACACCACCCGGAGGCACTGTGCTCGACCCGTTCATGGGCTCGGGCTCCACAGGCAAAGCCGCCGTGTTAGAAGGTTTCAATTTCATTGGGTGCGATATGACGGCTGAATACGTCGACATCGCACGCGCGCGCATTACGCACGCTTTCAACTCACAACCTAACAGACTCGACTTATGAGTATCATACAACGCTTCAAAGAGTTTATCTCCCCCGACGGCCAGCGTGCCGTCAACGACCTTGCTCCAATCCTCACCACGACGATGTGGACGCGGCATAGCTTCACACCGGTTACCGACTTCCCTATGGCCTTGCGTATGTGGAAGTCTAACCCGATTGCACAGGCGTGCACGATCACGTACTCGCTCATGATGCCCGAAGCGCAGATCGGTGTTATCACTCCGACGGGCTACGACTTCGACGCGCCAGTGATCGGTATGCTCACCCGCAACAACTGGCGTATCGTGTTCGGTGAGATACTTACGATGATGTGCGTAGGTGGTAATGCTTACGGCTACAAACTCCGCAACGCATCGGGCGCGGTGATCGGGATGCGATGGTACTCCGACCAATACTTCGCCCCCATCGATGACGGGTACGGCGATGTGGCTGCGTACCACTACTGGGACGGTGCGAAATTGTACATGATCGACAAGGCTGACGTCGTGCACATCCGCGGATTCTGGTATGATCCGGGCAAGCCGCTTGGTGGGGCGTCTCCAGTCGCTCTTGCGAGCGAGTCCATCGAGGGATTCAACGAAGCCGCTTCGACGGTATTTAACGTGCATAAGAACGACGCCGTGCCGAAGACTACTATCCTGCTCAATGAAGAGGCATCACCCGAACAGATCGACGTGATGGAGCGCACCTTCAAACGTCGTTACGGTGGTAACAAACGTGGTTCGGTAGGCGTGCTCTGGGGTGTGCAAGACATCAAACGTCTTGCGCTGGACTATGACGAAATGGGGCTATCGGAGACATTCGGGCAATACGAGACGCGCATCTGCGGCACATACAAGGTACATCCGATCATTGCCGGTACGCATATGGGATTGTCTCAATCCACGTATTCGAATTTTGAACAGGCCTCCAAAGACTTTACGAACATGGTGCGCGTTCCGTTTTGGAATATGATCGCCGACCAGCTGAACGCACAAATCGCGATCCCTGACTATGGTGTCGAGGTCGGATTCGACCTGTCGACTGTGCAGGCCCTTGCCGGCCAGATGGTAGCTGTGGAAGCGGTATCGACGCAGGGTGAAAACGAAACGCCTGACGACGACGACAACGACGACGACAACATCGAAACCGCAAGCTTGAAAGGAGGTGCGGGCTCAACGCCTGCGCCCTTTCGTAGTAAGACTGCCGTAATTGTCGGCCCCGAAACGAAAGCATGGCTGCATGATCCTGATGACCAAGTCTATGCCAAAGCCTACGACGAAGTGCTCAACCAGGCATCTGCCAAGATAGCCCGTGACTGGGGGCGAGCACTGGACAAGCTGTATCGTAGCATCACGAATACCAAAAGCTTGCAGCTCAAGATAGAAGACTTCAGTGTCGACGTGTGGGAGCAGGAATTTTCGGACATAACCGAAGGTAGCCGCGAAGAGCTGGTTAGCCTGCTGGTGACCCTCGCCGCCGAAGAGGTCGACGCACCAGAGGGCGAATTTCGCAACGCACGGCGGGAAGGCATGACCATATCCAGCGACAAGATCGCCGAATCGGTGGGAACAATACGAACCGACGTCCAAAAGCTGATTGCCGACAACCCACTTGCCAAGGAAGACGATCTCGCCAAGCTACTCAAGGCGAAGTTCACAGACCTGAAGGCCTCGCGTGCCGACGCCATAGCTCGCACAACTTCGACGGCCACGACGGGGACAGTCCAGAAAAAAGTCTGGGGAGACCTGGGCGGTATTACGCGCGAATGGGTGGCGTTGTCAGGTGCAAGGCCTGCACACGCGGCCGCGCATGGTGAACGTGAGAACGCAAACGGTGAGTTTGTGGTAGGCGGCGAGACCACCCCCTACCCATCAGGGCCTGGGCTTTCCGCAGCCAACGCCGTCAACTGCCGTTGTTTCACCCGTGCACGTCGTGTAGAATCCTAACAGTGTCGAGATTTTCTTTGGAATTGTCCATAGAATTGTGCAAACAAATCGGGGACGATTAGAGAATGAACATCGAACGTAAATCATTTCAGACGGAATTGAAAGCGCTAGGCGATGAGGGCATCGTCGAGGCCATCGTTTCCGTATTCAACAACGTCGATAGCGTCGGCGATCGTGTCAAGTATGGGTTTTTTGACGAGAGCATCAAGACGAAGCTACCGAAGGGCGTATGGCAACATGACTGGAATACTCCAGTAGCTAAGACTTTGGAAGCCCGTGAGCTCATGGCAGGTGATCCCATGTTGCCTGTCGGGCTGCGGGACTTGGGCGGGCTCTACATCAAGGGCCAATTCAACCTGAACACGCAAGCAGGACGCGAGACATTTTCGAATATCAAGGAAGGCATCATCGACGAATTCAGCATTGGTTATTCGGTCATCGAAGAAACCTATGCTCCTGATGGTGCTCGTGAACTAGTCAAGGGCCGACTCTACGAGTGGAGCCCTGTATTGTTTGGAGCTAACCCAGCTACTGCGGTGCTCGGTGTGAAATCGGGACTCAATGACGACGTCGAGACGGTAACGTCTGAACTGACGCGCGTCATTACGAGGCTGAACGAACGCGCCGACATCCGCAAAAAGGAAGGGCGCACGCTATCGTCGGCAAACGTGGCGCGTCTCTCGACACTGCTGGAAACTCTGTCGTCAGCCGTAGGCGATCTAAAGATTCTGATCGATTCGGCAACACCAACCAATGCGAAGGCACTCCTCGAAATGGAGCGTCTTCGCGCTGTCATTAACGCAAAACGCAACTAACTATGAACATCCAAAGCATCAACGACGCCATCAGCGCGAAGTCTGCCGAGCTCGACACTGTGCTCGCTAAGACGGAGCCGACGATGGACGACGTCGCAACGGCCAAGACTCTGAACACAGAGATCGAAGGCCTGCAAAAGCAGCTGGACGAAGTCAAGAGCTTCGAAGCTATCAAGGCATCCAACGCCTCACGTGTTGCACAAAGCAACACCCCTACCAACCGTCTTCCACAGACGCAGACCGTCAAGGTCGGCGATTCGGCTGCTAAGTCAAACCTGAGCGACACCGAATACAAGAGCCTCGTCACGGGTCTCTTCGTCGGTGGTCTGACATCAGAGGCTGCCCGTGCCAAGTACCAAGAGGTAACAGGCACAGAGTATAAGAGCCATACGCAAGGCAACGAC